TGAGCCGCAAAGTCATTTTTGATGTAGCGTTCAATACCGAATAGTTGAAAGACGTTTCGCATTACAGGTTCTAATTGTTCACCATGTCGTTTTGCGAATTTACAGTATTTGATGATGGCATCTAAAACATTAGTATCAATTTCGATAGTTTTAGGTTTTGGTAATGCAAGTTGTTGCATATTTTGCAACTGCTGTCCTTTGTGCATTGCTAGGAATGCTCTTAAGACGATTAGGTGGAATTTTGGGCTTATCCACATTGCATAGGATAGGACGAGTTCTTCGCAAGCCCATACACCAGCATTTAATCCGCCTTTGAGTGATTTATAAGCTAAGATCGAATTTGTGCTTAGCTCGTTATTTGAACAATTTATCTCAGCAATAAGCTCTTTAGTTTGTTCATTACGAATAAATAGGCTTGGTCGATGTTTAGGTAATTCGCCACTTGCTTTGTGCAGATCATTTAAAGAATAAAGATTATCTAAAGTGCGGATAGAATTGTTTAAGATTTGTAAGTTTGACATTTTTATGCCCTCTGAAGTTTAGTTAGTAATTCGATCAACTTTAGTAGGGTTGATCGGGCGTCAACTACCGCTTCAGACGGCGGAACTTATTCCCTTTCGGTATTGTATTAGGTTCTCTCGACCCGATCATTGAGCTATACAGATCTGTATAGGTAAATTTTAGGCATAAAAAAACCGCTATGCTATCGGGGCGGAAACCGCTGAAGTTTAGTAGTGCGGTTATCTTAATACGATAAAGCGGTGAGTGTCAATGCCCTTTTAACGAGGGGCAAGCTCGCCTCTTGTATGCGACTACATCGAGGAGTAGAATGTTATTTGCGACTACAATTTAATCAAGGAGAACAGTATGAGAAACTATTTAATTTCTTACGACTTATATAAGTCGGGTCAAAATTATAATAAGTTGATTAGTTATATCGAAAGCTATTCTGTATGGGCTAAAATTCATCAATCTGTCTGGTATATCAAATCAAATAAATCCTGTGATCAAATTAGAAACGAACTTTTAGCCTGTGTTGATTACAATGATAGTTTATTTGTAGCCGAAATGAATGATGCTGCGTGGAATAATTTATCTGAAGGTATAGATAAATATATTTATCAAAACTGGGCTATGTAGTACTGCCCATTAATTCATTGTAGATATAATCAAATTCTGCATCTAACTTAGCATTTTCTAGTTGTTTGATAATTTGAACAGCTAGGACTTCTCCTCGTGTTGTATCACCTTCAAACGCTACTTTTCTGGTTAATTTTTCTTTTTCATCTATTTTTAGTGAAAAGTTAAATTCAATTTTCGTTTTATGATTGTTTCTCATTTTAAATTTCCTCCAAATTTAAGCGTAATTTCTAGACTCAATACCGACTATCTTGTCTAAAATAAGTCAGCTCGTAAATAAGAGCTGCTCTGTCGCACTCACGACGATCAAAGCTATCATCTTTAAAATCATAATCCTGATCTTCTGGATTAATTGCCATCTGTTCACTGTAGTAATCTTCAGCACTGTCATAACTTAGCGGACTTATTGGTCTCATTTTCATAAGTGTTTCTCCTTTCTCTTTTCTTTTTAAAACAGACCTTAATCTGCTTTAAAAAAAAGCCCTCAATAAAGAGGGCGAAACCAAACGGAGTTTATATGCAAGTGAAAATCACTCACCTCATCAGTAAATGATTTTCCTAATGCTTGCTCAATGCTTTGTAGTGCAAACTCACTTTGAGGGATGTTGCATCAAGCAGGCATTAGTATCGATAAACTCTCTATGCTTCACGATTCACTGCCGTTGCTGAACTGAGAGAACTCGATTCACCCTATTGGTTCCGTTACCAATTCACTTCACAGTGATTTTTCACATAAGACTAAACGTTCATCTAAGCGAGCAGTTGTCTCTCTGCATCGTTACCAATACTTAGCGACCGCATAGGGTGTTTTTAATCCAAATTGTTAAAAGAGCTTGAGATATTGTGTATCTCGTTTCGATGGGTTTATTCTACTTAAAGTAGAAAATAATGCAACTTAAATTTGCAATAAAAGTAGCATTTATTACAACTAAAAGTAGTAAATGGTTGAAATTTAATGAAATAAAAAAATAGAAAGTTGTCTAATTGCTTATTTTTTAAGCATTAAGAAAGTCTAAATAGTTGGATCTGGGAAAATTGATGTGAAAAGTGGATAAAGGATTGTTATTTAGTGGAATGAGTTATTAATTATTAATTAATAACTGAATTTTAAACAAAGAAAAACCGCCATAAAGACGGTTATATACTAAATATGTTGTGGTAATACAGTTATTTCTGCCATAAAGATTTGTTGATCGAAGAAAAGTGCTCTTTGCCAAATAAGGACTTGTGAAAGTTGGCGAAAAACAAATCTTTCTGGGGCAATTTTTTCTAATGCAGATTCAAATTGATTATAAGTTCTTTCTAGATTTTCTAAAGCATGCTCAGGTTTTTTTGCAATTCGTTTATTCCATACAATTTCTTGATGATAAAGCCTGTTACGGAATCGCATTATTTGTTTCAATGTATTATATAATTCTTTGAAATTATTAAATCTATGATTAAAGATAGGTTTTAGTATTTTTTGCCAGTAAGTAACGTGTTGATTTCTTCTAATATCATAATCCAAAAGATTAACCCAAAATCCAAAAGTGATATGTGAAATAATATCATTTTCGTTATATCTTCTTTTACCACACTCACGAATCGCTTTTTGTAGTTGGCGTTTCGATTCATGTGTTAGTGGCGCTTTATCATCTTGTGCTAAATAATGAAAAAATTGATATAAATCATTGTTAGGAGCTGCTTTGCGAAGTAATTCACTTATTTCATTTCGTAATGCAACTTCAATTTCTTGGATTAGGGAAAAATAAATCCCGGTTCGATGTTGTAGTGCGGTATATACTGCAATAGCTTCTTTTTGTTTATTTTTATTATTTTGATAGAAACATAAGAGATACGCATTCAATCGACTTTCTGAAATACTAGTGATTTGTTTTGAAAGCATATTTTTCTTTACTCACATAAGTCTTAATGTAATAATATCTTTACTGGCAATGGACCCGAAGCCCCAGACATAGGAGCTGGATCGCTTTGTAAAGTGTGAGAATCGTTTCGCGATTCAGGGAAAGGTAGGTTTTAACCTACCTTTTTCTTTATCTGCACTGTTCTTCTAACCATTTTTTAAAGGTTTCTTTAGTCCAACGTGCTTTCCCTAAAATATATAAATCTGGGTTTGGAAAAGTACTGATTTTTTCTAAATCTTTATTAATCAACTCAATATGAGTATCAAACAATGCCTGTGTAGCTGAAAGAGCTGCACCAAATCCACTGCTTGTCCTTAAATAATGGTTTGGTAGTTTGATTAACTTCTCAAACTCGTTTGCGGTGATACCTAATCTTAGGATAATGTCATTTGCAGATAGTAGTTCAGTGGCGCCTGTCATTATACTATTAATCATTCTATCTTTTGGTGTTGAGGCAAGTTGTGCTTCGACAATAGCTTGTTTTACATCTTTAAATTCTGCCATTATATTTTCCTTACTCTATATGAATCGTATATTCAGTATTCAGAACTTTTACCCAATAAAATTCAACTCATAGCTTATTAGCCACCACGCCAAATTTGCCGACCAATGATTTTCAATTCTGGCAATTGAGTCTCATCTATAACAATTGGGCTATATTGTGGATCGGGGTTAAAACTAATTAATTCGATAGCATCTCCTTTTCTTACAACCTGTTTTATATAGAAACTACCTTTATAAATTAGCGCGTATATTTCTCCATCTATAATTTCTGTGTCGTGGATATTTACAATAACAGTGTCCCAATCTTTTAAGACAGGGTACATACTTTGTCCACGAACATACATAGCTTTGCAGCTTGCTGGAGTGATATTTTTTTGTCTAAACCATGCTTGTCTAAATAAGAGTGGCTCATCAGATTTTCTGGGAACCCATTCAACTGTACATCCTTTCCCTGTGCCAGCAGAAAGTTTTATATCATATAATTCAATTTCTATATGGGTATCACCGTAATCTTTATCTTCAATAACATCTACATCGTGAGTATTTTTTAATAGTTCGTTAACGTCTTCAGTACCGTACTGCAAAAAACTTGGAGTTGTGTCTAAATATTCAGCTATTTTTATTAATTTATCTGTTCTTGGTTCTGCTGTGCCTAATACATAGCGTCTTGCCATTTCATAGCTAACGCCAGCAACATCTTTCAGTTTCCCAATACTAACATCTTTTTCTTTCATTAAATTTGATAGACGAGTGGATAGGCTCATTTTGTCCTCCATATTTTTTCATCTTCTACTAAAGGTAGATATTAGAGCAAAAAAAAAGTTGCTTCAATTCTATTTTAAGTTGTAATATGTCTACATTAAGTAGTATTTAATGAGGATATTATGACACCTTTACAAAAAGTATTTTCTATTGTTGGCGGAAAATCCGCCTTAGCTAAACATTTTGGTATTTTGCCATGGGCCGTTGCGAAATGGGAAAAGTCTAAAGTTCCAGCTGAGAGATGTCCTGACATCGAAGCATTAACAAACTCACAAGTTACATGCGAAGAATTACGTCCAGATGTTAATTGGGCAGTACTTCGCAAGAAGAGAAAGTAGAAAAATAAAATTGAAAGTAGAAATAAAAAACCACCGTTGGGGACGGTGGCTTAGGAGGTTAAATTGAATAAATTAATCGTTATTGATAATACAGAAATCAAACAAGACGGTCAAGGACGATATTGTCTAAATGATTTACATCGTGCGAGTGGTGGTGAAAGTCGTCATCGCCCTACTTATTGGCTAACAAATCAACAAACACAAGAATTAATTAGTGAAATTTCAAAAGACGGAATTCCGTCTATCCTTACAAAACAAGGACTTGGAACATTTGTTTGCAAGGAACTTGTTTATGCTTATGCAATGTGGATTAGCCCAAAATTTCATTTATTAGTGATTCGTACTTTTGATGCTGTAGTGAATAAATCACAAACAATGGATCCAATGATTGCGTTAAACGATCCAGTTTATCTGCGTTCGGCATTATTAACTTATTCGGAAAAGGTGTTAGAGCTTAAACCAAAGGCAGAAGCATTTGATCGTTTAGCGACAAAAGCACAAGGATCTATGAATTTAACTAACGCAGCAAAACATTTACAGATGCAACCTAAGATGTTTATTCAGTTTTTATTTTCTCATCGCTGGATCTACAAGAGAGTGGGTTCTAAACCATGGATTGCTTATCAAGATAAATTACAGATTGGATACCTTGAACATAAAGCCAACCCTTATGAAGACAAGGATGGAAATTTAAAAATTAGTGAACAAGTCCTCGTTACAGCTAAGGGATTAGTGAAACTATCAGAAATGTTAAATAAGGCGGTAGAGCTATGAGTTTTAGTGCAGTAGCAAAAGCAGTAGAAGCACCATTATCAGGTAATTTAAAGCTTGTATTTATTTTAATGGCAAATTATGCGGACGAAAAAGATCGTTGTTATCCAAGTCAAGCTACATTAGCTAGACAGGCTGGTGTATCAGAAAAAACTATTCAGAGAGCAATTGAAAAGCTAGAGGAAATTGGTTTTGTTAGCATATTAAGAAAAGGAACTGGCAATAAATCTTCTGTTTATTGTCTTAATTTTGAAGTTGAGGGTAGTCAAAATGTCCACTCAGGGTGGTCAAATTGTCCAGGCAGGGTGGACAATTTGTCTGGTGAGGGTAGTCAAAATGTCCACTCAGGGTGGTCAAATTGTCCAGGCAGGGTGGACAATTTGTCTGGTGAGGGTGGTCAAAATGTCCACCGATCCTATCAAGATACTATCAATGATCCTATTAATGATCCTATCAATAATACGGGCGATGCGAAAAAGGATAAAACATCTAAATTTAATCCTGAATTAATTACGTTACCTGATTACGTCAATCGAGATATTTGGATTGACTATTGCAAAATGCGGAAAGCTAAACGATCTGAAATTAAAACGCCAAAAACAGTTGAGCTGTGTTTAAAGGACCTAGCGAAATATAGCGGAGGAGATACTCAAAAAGCGACTGAAATACTAGAGCAAGCAATTCGTAATACTTGGACTGGTATATACCCGATTAATTATCAACCGCAGCTCAATAAAACGAATAAAAAGCCTAATGCTCATCATAATTTTAATGATCGCAAATATGAAGAACATATCCCAGATATTTATAAGTAAGGCGTAAAAAATGACTAAAGATGAATTACTAGAACAGCTCCATAGCTTAGAAAATTCATTTTCCGCAGCGAAAAATGCTCTTAACAATCCTAATGCAAAAAAGGAGATTTGTAATAAGCACGGAGAATATTTAAGCATATCAACCTCGATTAAAGGACCTTATTTAAATCTAGAAAGTAAAACTAAATGCCCGATTTGCTTGCAAGAAGAAATTAATCAAGTACAGGCAAGACTTTTAAATCATAACAATACCGTTATTGCTAATTTAAAAAAGAATGCACAAATTCCACCTAGATTTGAGAGTTGCTCTCTTAAAAATTATGAAGTGATAAATGAAGGGGCAAGAAAGGCATTGATGTTAGCGACTCGATACACTGAAAAATGGCTCGATCGTTTAGCTAAAGGTGGTGGATTAATTTTTTGTGGTAAGCCTGGTACAGGAAAAAATCATTTAGCTTGTGCGATTGCTAACGAGATTATTGAACAACATCAGGCAAAAGTATTGCTATCAACAGCATTGCGTATTGTTCGAGATGTTAAGACATCATGGAATCGAGATAGTGCTAAAACAGAGGACGAACTTATTAAATTTTACGCTAGTCAAGATTTATTGATCATTGATGAGATAGGCGTTCAATTTGGTTCAGAAGCAGAAAAAATAATCTTATTTGAAATTATCAATACTCGCTATGAAAACAGACTACCAACAATATTAATTAGTAACTTATCCGTAAATGAATTAAGCGATTATATTGGAGAGCGAGTGTTAGATCGCATGATGGAAGGGCAAGGAGCTATCGTTGCATTTGATTGGGAGAGTTATCGGAAATGAGTTTTGATAAAGATACTTGGCAAACGCCAAAGTACTTATTTAAGTGGATAGAAAATCGTTTCGGTTGGATCCATTTGGACGGCTGTGCGAATAAAGATAACGCCTTAACTGCGAATTGGATTGGGAAATTAGGTGTGATAGAGGATTTTTTGGTAGAGGATATTTGCGAACAGCTGCTTAATGTTGTTTGTGATTATTGCGATGCACCCTTGCGGATTTTTGTTAATCCGCCCTATTCCAATGTAACACCATTTTTAAAACAAGCGAAAGTAATCCGTGATGCTGGTCATATGGTGATTATGTTACTCAATAACGATAAATCAACTCGTTGGTATCAAGAATGTATTTATAACGTGGCTAACGAGGTAATCGACATCACAGGCGGACGTGTTAGCTTTATCCACCCTGTTACCAAGCAGGAGATTAAAGGCAACAGCAAAGGACAGATGATTGTAGTGTTCGATCCCGCCATGGAAGATTTTGTTACCCGACAAGTAAGTTTGGATTTTATTAAGCAGTGTGGTGCTTTTCATGGCTAAATTTCAAATGATTAAATTACCTGGTGGAGTGTTTTCTCCAGCTAATGAGATAGAAGAAGAACATTTAAAGCAGCTTAAAAATAACGAAATGTATGAAATTGAGATCAATACAAAAATAAATCCTGTACTACATAGAAAAATGTTTCAATTCTTTAAGTTCTGTTTTGATTATTGGTGTGCAGATAACAGCTTACAGAAGTTTGCCAATGAAAAGACACAATTTGATGCCTTTCGCAAGGATTTATTAGTGCAAGCTGGACACTGTGAAATGGTATTTGACTTGAAAAATCCATCAGAATTTAGGGTAGTGCCAAAAAGCATATCTTACAAAGAATTGAATGATGATATTAAACGCCGAGAACTTTATGTGGCTATTACTCAAGCAGCAATATCAACAGTGTTTAAAGACTGTAATGATGAAAAAATTATTAATCAGCTATATGCGTTTTTTTAGGTGGGAAGGGGAAATGAACTGGGGATTTATCTTATCAATGTTGGGTTGCTTAGCGTTTTGGATGTGTGTTGGTATTGTTTTTGTATTTTAAGAGGGAACAATGGTTAAAAATAAACAATATAAATGCAAGGTTTGTGGTAGCTATTACACAAAGACGATAAGTAGCTTGCAAAAAGTATGTAGCGTTGAATGTGCGATAAAACTTAGCAAAGCGCAGGCATTAAAAAAACGGAAATTACTTGATAAACAAGCAAGGATAGAAAGTAAAAAGCGATTATCAGCATTAAAAGAGAAAAATAAGACTAAAGGGCAATTAATTAAAGAAGCTCAAGAAGCAGTTAATAGATATATTCGTGTTCGTGATGAAAATAAAGAATGTATTTCGTGCGGAACGCCATTAATCAGTGAAAAGCTTGGCGGCGGCTTTGACGCTGGACATTATCGCAGTCGTGGGGCTGCTCCGCATTTACGTTTTTACACATTAAATATTCATGGGCAATGCAAACGCTGTAATCGTTATTTAGGCGGAAACTATCATGAATATAGGGTTGGACTGATTGAACGATTGGGTATTAAGAAAGTAGAGGAAATAGAAGCAGACAATCGAGAAAGAAAATATATTGAAGAAGATTTAAGGCAGATTAAGCGAATTTTCACGAAGAAAGTGAAGTTAATACAAAAAAGACGAGGTGTGTAATGGAGTATGTTTTTAATGATATTAAAAAAATTTGTGTTCAATGGGGATATTGGGCGACACCACGTCTAGGAACGGAATATCCAAGTATCTCTATTAGCATTCCTATTCCGATTGATGAGAGTAAGCGTAGGGTTTGTCCGATTAATGATGATTTAGCATTACAAATTGAACAATGTTTACTAGTAATGCGTAAAGTAACACCAGAACTGTATGATTTATTCATGGCAACCTATGCTTACCGTTTGCCGATTTACACAGAGTTAGATCGCGATCGTGTTCCTGTCAGAATTGGGCTATTAGAGCGATTTGGGATTAGTAGAACATATTACTTTGAGCAACTTAAAATTGCTGAAACCTCATTAAAATTAATGTTAAGCCAAAATAAGTGTGTTTTTCTTGCGTAGTAGCTTAATTGTGTGATATATTTATATCACACAAAAGAGGGATGAAATATGATTAAGAGTTTTAAACATAAAGGATTGGAACAATTCTTCAAAAAAGGAATTACAAAAGGATTGAGACAAGACCACGTGCGAAAGATTAATGGTATTTTATCTCTTGTTGATCGTGCTAATACGGTCGAAGAATTTATTCAATTTTATCAATGTCACGAATTAAAAGGTGACAGAAAAGGAATATATTCAATGACTGTTAGTGGAAATTACCGCATTACATTCGAATTTATTAATGGTGATGCGTATATTTTAAATTACGAAGATTATCATTAAAGGAGGTATTTATGCGTAAACCAGCACATCCAGGTGAAGTATTATTAGATGGTTTTATTGAACCGAACAAAATAAAAGTGTCTGAATTAGCTGCCCATCTTGGTTTTTCTCGTGAAACTTTATCAAGAGTATTGCATGGTAAAACTGCAATGACAGCGAATTTAGCTATTGCACTCGAGGAGGCGGGAATTAGTACAGCAAGATTATGGTTGTCTTTGCAGACAGATTATGATTTATGGGAGTTAAAACAGAAAAGAGAACATCATATCAAACCATTTAATTTTGCTGTTGCTTAAAAATAAGAAATATAGTTGATTTGTCCGGACTAAAAGTATATATTATCAACTATAGTGCGGTTTTGCACGCTTGAAACGCACAGATGTTTTTTTCTAACCCTGATCGGAAACGGTCGGGGTTTTTTATTATCCAAAATCCTCTGAAATGGAGGTGGGGGAATGAAAATGCCAGACAAGGATCCTGGAGTGTGGCTCATTATCTGGGCGTACCTCCAACAAAACTACAATGCCATCGCAGGAGCTGTGATGGCTTTTTTTATGTCTCTTTTACGTGCTGCGTTTTTAAGACAAAAAAGCTCGTATCGACAGCGGATGTTAGATGGTGCGATATGTGGCGCATTAACGTTAGCTGGAATGTCGTTACTAAATTTTTTAGGGATGCCAGAGAACTTAGCGGTATTTGCGGGTGGGATGCTAGGGTTTATCGGGGCGGAAAAAATACGTGAGTTTTTGTTTAGATTTATCAGTACAAAAGTAGGAAAAGATGAGTAAGTTTAAATTTTCAACAACCAGTGAAATGCGACTTGTAGGTGTACATCCTGACTTAGTAAAAGTTGTGCGTACTGCAATCTCTGAATCAGAGTTTGATTTTATGGTCGTTGAGGGTAAACGCAGTAAAGCAAGACAGGCTGAATTAGTGAAGAGTGGTGCAAGCAAAACAATGAACAGTCGTCACTTAACTGGCCACGCAGTTGATTTAGCTCCAATCACAGTTGAAAACGGAAAAACGGTTATTGACTGGAACAACAAAGCCAAATTTAAAACGTTAGCTGAGTTAATTAAATCTATCGGTAAACGTTTGAATATTGATGTTGAGTGGGGTGGAGATTGGCGTACTTTTTACGACGGCCCACATTTCCAACTCAGTCGTAAATCCTATCCTGACAGGTGAGATATGCTAGCAACGAACAAATGGCTATATGTGATAGCTATCATTGCATTGTTACTTATCAGTGTAGTGTATCAATACAATCTTATTAAAGATTTAAAAGTTGAGATGGCTAAGCAGTCGGACACGATAGCGATACAAAGTGCAACGATTATCCAGCTACACGCAGATATGGCGAACAATCAAAAACTGACACTTGAGTTAAGTAAACAAGAATCAGATGCAAGGAGTAAATCAGATGATGTTATCAAAAACATATCAGCAGATGACAAAGCAAGTGATGCGTATAACAGTGCTGCTCCTAAGTCTATTATTGATTTCTTGCGCAAGTAAGCCAGTAACAATTGTTAGACCACAAATCCCTGCAGTACTAATTAGCTATTTAGACCGTACAAACTTTAACGGTCGTACTTACGGTGATGTCGCACAGTATGCAGTAATACTCAAGCGTGAACGTGATATTTGTTTGAACCGTATTGATCGCATCAGAGAGTGGCAAACTGAACAAGCTCAACATTAAATATTAAGGATTTTAACCATGGCTAGTAAAAAAAGTGGGGTTAAATCCACGTCTAAGGGCGTGGGTAAAACAAAAAAGAAAGTGGGAAGACCATCATCATTTGTACAAGAAGTAGCAGATGATATTTGTATGCTACTTGCTCAAGGTGAAAGTTTACGCAAAATTTGTACGCGACCAGGTATGCCAACTAGACAGACAGTTTTTAATTGGTTGAATGAAAATCAAAAGTTTTTTGACCAGTACGCACGTGCGCGCGAGAGCCAAGCAGATTTTTTACTTGATGAGATGCTTGATATTGCAGATTGTGCAACACCTGAAGATGTTTCTGTTGCTAAACTAAGAGTGGACAGCCGTAAATGGTATATCACCAAGGTAGCCCCTAAGAAGTATGGAGATCGTATTGCACAGGAGATTTCAGGCGTTAATGGTAATGCAATTGAGCTTACAGTGAAGAAAGAAATTGACTTGTCAGTATATTCAGATGATGAACTTAGACTTCTTAGAGAACTTAAATGTAAACAGCTTGAATAATGAACTTGCCAGACGAACTTTAATTGATTTTACGCAAGTAACCAAACCCGATTTCATCACAGGCTGGTTTAATCAAATTATCGCTCAAGAATTACAGCAATTTTATCAAGATGTGATTGATGGGAAACAGCCTAGATTGATGATATTTGCTCCGCCTAGAAGTGGGAAAAGTGAGTTATTTTCTCGGCGCTTTCCTGCGTGGGCATTTGGTAAAAACCCTAATTTACAGATGATCGCTTGTTCCTATTCAGCAGACCTTGCTAGCCGTATGAACCGAGATGTACAACGGATTATGGACGATGAGCTTTATCACGATATATTTCCTAATTCATCGCTTAACTCCAAACGCATTAGCACATTATCAGGTCAAGCGTTACGCAATAGTGAAATCTTTGAAATTTTAGGACATAGTGGGGCATATCGTAGTGCCGGTGTAGGTGGTGGTATTACGGGTATGGGCGCAGATATTGCGATTATTGATGACCCTGTAAAAGATGCTAAGGAAGCTAATTCACAGACGATTAGAGACAGTGTATGGGATTGGTACACTACCACGCTTTATACTCGTCTATCACCGAAAAGCGGGGTGTTATTAGGTATGACACGCTGGCACGAAGATGACTTAGCAGGACGATTAATTAAAGAAATGGAGCAAGGGGGCGATCAATGGCGAATAGTGAGCTTTCCAGCTATTGCCGAGCAAGACGAGGAATACCGTAAAGAGGGTGAACCATTACACCCAGAGCGTTTTTCGCTTGAACGGTTAGAAAATATTAAAAAGGCGGTCGGCTCACACGCTTGGAATGCGTTATATCAGCAACGCCCTGTTAATAAAGACGGCGGTATCTTTAAACCCTCTCAAATTGAAATTATTGAGGCGTTGCCTGCTGGAAAAATTAACTGGATTAGGGCGTGGGATTTAGGGGCAACGGTAGGCGGTGACCCAACAGCAGGAGTAAAGCTAGGCAAAACACAAGAGGGCTTACTAATTATTGCTGATTTAGCTCACGGTGATTTAGGAGCAGATGAGCGTGATCGAATGATAAAAAACACGGCAAGCCTTGACGGTCGTCAGGTAGAAATTAGCTTGCCGCAAGATCCAGGTCAGGCAGGTAAAACCCAAGTACTTTATTTAACCCGAATGTTACAAGGCTATATTGTGCGAAGCAGTCCTGAAAGTGGCGATAAAATCACAAGGGCTGAGCCTTTTGCGGCACAGGTGAATGTGGGAAATGTCAAAATGCTCAAAGGGGCGTGGAATAAAACCATTTTAGACGAAATGAAGATGTTCCCGAACGGCAAGCACGATGATTGTATAGATGCCTGTTCAAGAGCCTACGGGGAATTAATCGATCTCTTTGATGTATATGGGCGTTTTACGGCGTTAGGAAGTTAATATGACAATATTTAATCAAGACAGTTATGCAGACGCATTAGGGCTTAATCGTTTTTCAAAAACACCGCAAAATACCACCGCACTTTTTGATTTAACCCTTTATGAGTTAGGCGGTTTAGCTGCACGCATAGTGGATATGCCAGCCGATGCGGCGATTGCTCGTGAAATTGAGATTAGAGGCGATCACGATAGTGTGATAAGTAATGAGCTTGATCGCTTAAAAGTGTTGCCTGCGTTGGCAGATATGGTGCGTTGGTCACGGTTATTCGGTGGGGCAGTAATGGTTCTTCTCACCGATGATGGTGCAAAGCTGAGTGAACCACTTAATCTGAATCGTCTTACTCGCATTGATGAAGTTAGAGTGTTTGATTTAAGCCAAATTTTACCGACAACAAAACGTTATTTAGATCCACGTCAAGCTAATTATGGACGTTATGAAAGCTACCGTTTAAATATTGGGGCGGTAAATGGCTTACTTGATAATCAAGTTGAAATCCACGAAAGCCGTTTATTATTTATGGGCGGTGACCCGATACCTGAACGCTTGAAAAAAGGACTGCACTGGGTGGGACGCAGTGCGGTACGCACGGTTTATCAAAAAATACGTGAATATCAAAAATCATTGACTTGGTCTTCACTCATTCTTGAGCGTAAACAGCAAGCGGTACATAAAATGAGAGGGCTTGCAGAAGCGATCCAAAATGGGCTAGAGCCTCATATCCGAGAACGGATCAACTTAGTTGAGCGAGGGCGTAATTTACTTAATGGTGTAGCAGTGGATAGCGAAGATGAGTACACCATTCTCAATGCAGATTTAAGCGGCATTGTTGAAGTACTTGATGAATTTAAAATTGCGATTTCCGCTGATGTAAATATTCCTGTTGCGATTTTATTTGGACAGTCGGCAAAAGGAATGAATGCTACAGGGCAAAGTGATTTTGAAAGTTATTATGACCTAATTGAGGGCATTCAACAGCATAAGATTAAACCTGTTTTAGAACAACTTATTGAGTTGATAATGTTACAAAAACATATTAAACCGTTTGAAAACTGGAAAATTCATTTCCCTTCACTGAATACACCAACCGATAAAGAGCAAGCGGAAGCGCGTAAATTGAATGCTGATGCAGCAAAAGCAGAAACAGGGCGGTTAATCGATCTTGTCGATAGTGGAGCGTTATCCAGCGAAGAATTACGCTTGCAGATTGCTGAGGAATTAGGCATTAAATCAGAGCCATTACCACAGGTAGATGAAAATGACATTGACGACTATCAAAAAGCGCAAAAAGCAAAAGGTGTGGCTATTTCCAACGGCGATTGAACGCGAGTATGTAAAATATTTGCGTGGCGTTGCCAAACAGATTATCGAGACCGCTAAGCAAAAACTACCTGGAATTGAACCGCACTTTAAAGAGCAATTACGGCAAGATGCGTTTACCGATATTTTGGAGCAATGGTTAGCAGAATTACTCCAAGCAACGAATTTTTTCACTAATGAAAATGAAATTGCTCCTTTTGTGCAAAACTACCTTAATCAAGTTGCAGGCTTTAACAAAAAACAGTTCCATAAAGTGCTTAAATCCGCTTATAGTGTTGATATTTTTGTTTCAGAACCGTGGCTTGATGAAGCGTTAAAACTGGCGGAATGGCAAAATATCAATCTGATTAAAAGCATACCGCAGCAGTTTCACGAAAAATTACGTTATCGAATGGTAGAGGCCGTGCGTAAAGGGGAAAGTTACCAAAGCCTTGCCGATGATTTAGAAAAATTATTTGATACACCACAAAGACGTGCAATGTTGATAGCACGAGATCAAATAGGAAAATTAAATGGGCGATTAACACAGCTCAGGCAGGAAAATATCGGGGTAAAATCCTATATCTGGCGTGGTGTATTAGATGAGCGTGAGCGATTAAACCACGTTGAGCGTGAGGGCGAAGAATTTCGCTGGGATACGCCACCAGATGATGGACACCCCGGTGAGCCAATTTTATGTCGCTGCTCTGCCGAGGCAGTATTGCCTGAGTTTGATGAGTTGGTTAATCAAGGGAATGTTGTTGCAGTAACTAATCTTAATAATGAAGAAAAGTCTGTTAAAGATGTTATAATTCAAACATCCTTAACAGAAAAAAGTCAAATCAATATGCGTAGTGAATGGGATGATAATTTTCCAGATACAATAATTGACAGAAAATTAGGTGAAGCAACCTCACATCCTTTGTATGAAAAGGCAAAGTCTGGCAGTGTAGAAGATGCGTATAATCTTGCCAAGGATCTTGTTTCTGATGATGCCATTTCTAAACTGGATAAAATGATACAAGGTAAGGATGTTATTTTAGTGCCGGTTCACGCGGAAGAGAGTGCCGGTAGAAATATGATTCCAATTGCCGTTGCAACAGTGATTGCAAAAAGATTAAATATCCCTGTTGACTTGTCTATTGTGCAGTCCACAAAAGTTTCTCGCACTGGTAGTGATGGTTGGCATAGGTTAATCCATACACCTAAATTTAGTGGCGATGTGCCTAAAAAATTAGCGATTATATTAGATGATACTCAAACACAGGGTGGAACATTAGCAAGCCTAAAGGGGTATATTGAAACAAATAATGGAAAAGTTTTAGGTTCTTATGCTTTAACTGGGAAGCAATATTCGGTACAATTAAGATTATCAAGAGATACATTATCAAAATTAAGGAGCAAGTATGGAAAAATTGAAAAATGGTGGATTCAAGAGTTCGGCTATGACTTCTCAAAGCTTACAGAATGGGAAGCAAGATTCATACTCAACTCACGTAAAACACCTGACGAAGTCCGAAATACAATCCTTACGAGAAAGTAAAAAAAATGCTTACCATCGCATGATGACAATGATCTGATTTAGTCTTCATAGAAAACCCTGAAACGTACAAACTTTCAGGGTTTTTTTATATTAATTAGAATATAAATTTAGGATAGGTGTATAAATGGTTATGCGATACGACCGCCGAGCGATACAAGCAAGGCGAGATGATAACGGTTTTATTTTTGATACCCCAGTGCTAACAAGGACTGGGGTTTTTCTTTATCAGTTGCCTGATGGGACGGTAAGGCGTGAATATCGTCCACCTGATGAAGTGTTTAAGGTTGATAGCCTGCGAGCCTATAAAGGTATTCCGATCACAGATGAACATCACGGTGTAATTACCAAAGAAAAAGCGCATTTAGTGGTTGGCTCGGTGCTATCAGAGGGCAAGCAAGATGGCAATAACTTAACGGCAGATATTGTGATTCACAACACTCAAGCGGTTGAGTTAGGCAAAAAAGAGTTGTCGGTAGGCTATGCGGTTGAGCTTGAGATGAAAAGCGGTATTACGGAGGACGGTGAGCCTTATGATGCAATTCAACGTAATATCAAGCCCAATCATTTAGCTATCGTTAAAGTAGGGCGTGCAGGTAATGCACGGCTTAATATGGACGCGGCGGATGCCGTAGAATTTCGTGAAGATGGAGAACCTCAAATGAGTGACACAAAACTTGCAGACATTCGCTTAGACAGTGGTATTACTTATCAAGCCGCACCTGAAGTGATTGTTGAATTAAATAAGTTAAAACAAGATGTAGCAATCGCATTAGCTGAAAAAGACAAGGAAGCGGCTCGAGCTGATACGGCTGAAGCAAAAGTCAAAACGCTTGAAGCGGAAAAAGAAAAATTAAAGCAAGATGCGCTTGTTGCAGCTAAAGCACGTGTTGAGCTAGAAGCAACGGCTAAAGCCCATAAGGTGGAAGTAAAAGCCGATAGTACCGACCGTCAATTGCGTGAAGCCGTGATTACGGCTATTCGTCAAGATGGAGTGGATTTATCGCAAAAATCCGATGCGTATATTGAAGCGGCTTTTGATATGGCTGTAGCTGAAACAAAATCTCGCCAAGATGCGTTAGGCTCGCAACGTAGCCAAATGACACAAACGTTCACTCAGGACGGGGAGAAAACAGAAAAATTAACAGGGCGAGCTGCAATGTTAGCAAGCCGTAATCAATAGGAGAAAGTGATGTCAGTTTACGATCCATTTCAACAAAAAGCTTTTGCAGGTATGAAAGGCGATAGTCGTTATGATTTAGTGGAATCTTTTGCGGCTGAAAGTGCGGTGCCTTTTGGCGTCATTGTTACGCAAGGCACAAAAATCAACCAAGTTAAATTAGGCGGAACGGTGCCTGTGGGGATTGCTTTACATTCTCATGCTGTTGTGGGGGAATATGCGCAATTTGATGCGGTGTCAGTCTTGCGTCAAGGTGTGGCGTGGTGTGTTGTTAAAGACGGTGAAACCCTGACTGCAGGCAGTGTAGTGAAATTTGACCCTGCAACAGGAAAATTAACACAAAACGGCACAGAGTTTCCTAATGCAGTATTAAAAACCGATGTAATTGATTGTGGCCAATATGGCAAACTCGCATTAGTTGAGTTAGCTTAAGTGTAATGTTTAATTCTAGCCTCCTCATTATTGAGGGGGCTTTTTTATAAGGAAAAATTATGACAGATTTTCATCAAGATTCGATTGAGTTAAATGAAATCAATAAATGCTTAAATGCCGCAGGGGTATTTAATCAAGATGCGGGTTTATTTACCGCGCGTCAATTAGAAATAGTGCGCAACCGCATTTATGAGGAAAAATTGCCAGCAATGAATGGTTTAAGCCTTGTGCCGATTTCCTCTGAAGCACCTGAGTGGGCGGAAACTGTTACCGAACGGATTTTTGATGCAGTTGGAATGGCGAAAGTGATTGCTAATTATGCAGATGATTTACCACGTGCGGATGTTGCAATGACAGAGCGTGCAGTAAAAGTAAAAGGCATTGGCGCCTCTTATGGCTATAACTTACAAGAGTTAAAAGCTGCAGCTGCTAACCAAACATATCTCCCTTCTACCAAGGCACGTGCGGCTCGCCGTGCGGTAGAAGTCAAAATGAACCAAATTGCATTATTGGGTGATACAGAATTTGGCTTAAATGGCTTTATCAACCACCCTAATTTAGGCGAAACCACTATTACGGGAGGTTGGAAAACAGCAAATGCCGAAGCTATTTTAGCGGATTTAGATAATCTGCACGATACCGTGGTGCTGCAATCTAAAGGCGTGCATCAACCGACCCACTTATTACTGGCATTAAGCGATTACCAAACCTTATCCAGTAAGTATATGAACACGGCGGATAAAGTCGATGTATTGACTTTCTTCAAACGAAAACACCCTAATTTGATCATTCAAGGTTTGTGGGAGTTAGAAAAAGCAGGCACAGGCAATAAAAATCTTGCGATTTGCTATGAGAAAAATGCGGACAACCTCAATTTGGAAGTGCCACAAGATTTCACTCAGTTACCTGCACAAGAACGCAACCTTGAATTGGTGGTTAACTGCGTAGCACGCATTGGTGGTGTGTTCTTGCGTTACCCATTATCAGCCACAAAAGCGGAGGTGTAGCGATGTTAGTACGTAATGTTGAACCTCGCTTACTACGTGTAGGCGGAGAATTTATCGCCCCAAATCAAACTGTTGAGCTGGCAGAAAATACGGTTGGTTTAAAAAGTCTGCTTAAACGTGGCGTATTAATTCAAGTGAAAGTGGAAAATGATCCTAAAAAAGACCCAAAACAGGAAGACAAAAAACAGGAGTAGCCTATGAGTGCAGCCACGTTACTTACCTTTTTTTATCCGATGAGTCAAAAAATGGACAATGAGCAAGTTGCGTTAGCGTTAAGTCTTGCCGAGGGGTATCGTCCACAATGTTTGCCAGAGGAGAAACAAATGGAGGCTGTGGCGTGGTATGCCGCTTATCTGTTAGCACAATCGCTAGAAAGTGAGGTAAACCTTGCAGGATTACGCCGTGAGCGTGAGGGCGATTTAGAGCGTGAATATTTTTCTAATAGCGATACCGGCGGTAATGCAGCACGCTTTTTAGCAAAATTTAATCAACTAAACGACTTATGCAAGCAGTTAGGGGCAATCACGGTGGGCAATGCTTATGGTGGATGTGGAAGTTAAAATCAATAACAAAGGCTTAGAAAAAGAGTTAGCGTTAATGCAAAAGATGGCAAATGCCAGTGTAAAAATTGGCATTCAATCTGATGCAGGAAAACACAAAGAAAGCGGGGTTTATGTTGCAGACATTGCAATTTGGAATGAGTTTGGTACAGATAAAATCCCTCCCCGTCCTTTCATTCGCCAATGTTTTGCCGATAATCAAGGATTAGTTGAGAAATATTTGCAGCGAGTTGTTCTGAATGTTGCTAATGGAAGCGATATTAAACTTGAATTAGCGAGGTTAGGGCTATGGTATGAAAATAAGCAAAAATACACTTTACGGCATTATCCTTGGAAAGAAAATTCTAAAGCGACAAAAAAACGCAAGAAAAGCTCAAAGCCGTTAATTGATACCTCACAACTTGTTAATTCAATTCGTTATCAGGTGGAGGTGTAATGCAACATTTACCTTTTCAATCTTCTTTTCGTCAAACTTATTCATTATTAACGAAAACAGAGGGGTATTATCTCAAAGGTAAGTGGGTAGATGGCGAAGAAGTGGAACAAGAACTTATCGCATCTATTCAACCCGTTAGTCTGAAAGAGATGGATCGACTTGTAGTAATGATGCAAGGACGGCATATTGTCAGTGCGATTAAGATTTACACAGAACAGCAATTAGATGTTGCAGGTGAAAATAACCATAACGGCACTATCGTGTTATTTGAGGGTAGCCGATATGAAGTGATTGCACGATCAAGCTACCATTCTAGCGTTATTGAACATTACCGTTATTTTGCACAAAAGGTGAAATAAATGTTAGATAAACTCTATGATTTACTTTGTGATCTTTCTAGTCGCCCATTTATTCGCGCTTATGAAAATGGGTGTGAGCCTGAAAAGCCTTTTTTTACGTACGACTTGAAGTTTGAGCAAACGCCTGAACATTTGCATTATTCAACCGTAAACACACAAGGCGAGCAACAGATTAAAACCCACGTTGATGCCGTGCTTGAGCTGAATTATTTTGGCGAAAACAGCCTAAATACCTTACGAGCGGTTTGTATGAAATTAAGCACCTCTTATTTTCAAGACAAATGGGCAGAGCAAGGCGTTGCATTGATTCGGATTGGACGGATCACGCATTTAGCTTACCTCAATGAACAACAAGAATATCAAGATCGTGCGATGGTGGAAATTGAGATCCGCTATGCAGTAGCGATTGACGATATGATTTCAATTATCGAACAAGTGGAAGTAACAAGCCAAGTCGGCGAACTTTCTGACACGACTCAAATAGGAGTAACCCATAATGGCAAAAATTGATCGTTTGGTTAATGTCACAATTGACCTAAACACAACAGCAATCGCAGGCAAATCATTTAGTGATATGTTAATTTTAGGCGAGCATACATTAAAAAATTCGGCACGTTTATTAGTTGTCACCGATCCGAATGAATTACTAGATTTGGGGCTACAATCGACCAACCCACTTTATATTGCGGTCGCCACTGCATTTTCACAACCTTCTCATATTGCACAAGTCTTTATTGGTCGTAAAGGATCGGATGAAACAGTAACAGATGCCCTTGCAGCCATTGCAAAAGAAAATAACGATTGGTATGGGCTAGCGTTTGCATCTCGTGATGTTGAAGATGTTTTATTAGCGGCAGCTTGGGCAGAAGCAAACGGCAAGCTATTTGTCACGGCAAGTAATGACGAAAATCTCTTACAATCATCTGATCAAAGTGATATTGCAAGCAAACTGAATGAAAAACAATATTATCGCAGTGCGGTGATGTATTCCCATAAAGCTGATGAGGAATACCCTGAAATTGCCTTAATGAGTTATGCCTTTACTTTTTATCCTGGTGCTGAAACCTGGAACTTGAAAAAACTAGCTGGCGTTTCCTACTCTCCGATTAGCGAAGGGGAATATATTGCGTGTGCGAAGAAAAACGCTACCACATTTGAGAAATTCAACGGCAGTTTTGCTGTAACACAAGGCGGTAAAGTGGCTGCTGGTGAATGGATTGATATTATTCGCTTTAGAGATTGGCTAGTGCAAGAAGTGCAAATCAATGTCACTTCAGTGTTAATCAATGCGTATGGTAAAGTACCTTATACCGATAAAGGGATTGAACTTATTGGGGCAGCAATTCGTCAAGCATTAGATTTGGGCGTGGCTCGCGGTGGTATCGCCCCAGTCGAGCTTGACGAGGATAACAAGGAAATCCCGAGTTACATCATCAGTCTACCAAGAGCGTCTAGTATTTCAAATAACAACAAAGCCAAACGGATTTTACAAGATGTGAAGTTTACCGCTCGTTTAGCAGGGGCAATCCATTTAGTCGAAATTAAAGGCAATTTGGCGTATAGCCTATAATTTATTTAACGAACAGATAGACCGCAAAAGAGCGGTCTTTTTTTTATAGGAGAATTTTATGGCAGCGTTAGCAACTTATGCCCCTGATGAAGTCAGTATTGTCATTGGTGCGGCGATCGTAACAGGTTTTGCAGATGGGACATTTATTGATATCGAGGAGGTTTCAGATGGCGTTACTTCTGTCGCGGGAGCGGATGGCGAGGTCGCACGTTCTACCAGTGCCGATCCACGCAAAAAAATCACATTAACCTTATTACAAACCAGTAATACCAATGATGTGTTAAGCGCATTATATGCGGCAGATAAAGTGAGCAAAAATGTCACCTTCCCCGTAGCGGTAAAAGATTTACGTGGGCGATCACTTTTTGCTGCAAGTACTGCGTGGATCACTAAATCGGCTAAGTTAGAACTTGGTAAAGAGGTAGGCAGCCGTGAGTGGGTGATTGAGACCGCAGACGGTGCGTTATTTGTAGGAGGCAATGACTAATGGCAAGACAAGATGTTCAAATTGGAGCAAGCACATTTTTTGTGCAAAAATTTTCCGCAATGGAGCAGTTGCGTATCTTTGGTGATTTACAGAAGTCGTTAGTGCCAGCATTAGCAAAAATTATTGGCATTGCAGAGGGAGAAACACCGAAAAATGCTACCCCAGAACAGTTAGCTGAAATGGCTAAGCAAAGTGCGGTCAACTTCACTGAGGGTTTACAGCAATTAAGTAGCCAGCTAAGTGGTGTGGAGCTGCTTAAATTGGCCGATATGCTAATTAAACCTGAATTAGTTACCGTACAGCGCGATGATTTCAACAACGGCATAGATAAGAAATTACACAAAAATGATTTCGATTTGGTCTTTGATGACTTTTCTGAAATTATTGAGTTAGTGATTTTTATTTTACGGTTGAATTTTGAGCCTTTTTTTACGAAATATCTTGCCCGTCTTGGGTCGGTGCAAGAGTATCTGAAGAAAGCCTAATTGTCGGGAAATACAGTGAAAGGGCATTAAGCGAGATGTTAGCTTGGCGCCCTTTTTTGTTGGGCAAAATTACCCTAACAGAACTGAATACGCCAGGAATGACTGACATGGGCGAGTTGTTAAAAATTAACCGCTTGCTTGATGCTGTGGAAGCAATGGAAGCGAAACAAATGGAGAAGAACCGATGAACGTTATTCGTGAGTTGGTTACTGTATTGAAGTATAAAGTTGATAATAGCAAGTTAAAAGGCTATATCACGCAAACACAAACAGCAGCTAACAATATCCGTGGCAAGTTACGTAGCGCTTTAAAAGGGGCAAATAGTGAAGTTAAGTCAATGGGGGAGGGTTTTGCGACTGCAAAAAATAATCTCTTATCTTTGCGTAATGTAGTGAGTGGTTATTTTGCGATGATTGCTGGGGGCAATATTATCAAGATTGCCGATGATTGGGCTTCTGTAGATAGCCGAGTAAAACTAGCAACAAAATCCGTTGAAGAACACAAGCACGCCCTAAATGAAATTTTAGCGATTTCCCAACGTTCAGGGCAGGATTATTTAGCCAGTGCGGATCTGTTTTCTAAGGTCAATCGTAATGCAGGCGATTTAGGTTTAAATCTTGATGACAGTCTTAATTTAACCGAAATTATCGGGCAAACGATGACGATTGGCGGCGGCGATCAGGCTTCGCAAGAGGCAGCGTTAATGCAATTAGGGCAAGCGTTAGGAGCGGGAGCGTTACGAGGTGACGAGCTTAATTCCATCATTGAGCAAGCCCCTAGACTGGCACAAGCCATTGCAGACAGTTTTGGCGTACCAGTCGGTCAACTTAAAGATTTAGGGAAAGAGGGTAAGCTCACTTCAAAAGAACTCGCGCAAGGGCTATTAAAGCAGGCAGAAAAAATTCAACAAGAATTTAATCAAATGCCAAAAACCTTTGGGCGAGGCATGACAATTCTGAAAAACAAAGCAGGGCAAATCATTAATGATTTAGTCAATAAAGCCGCAAAACTCGGCGAAACTTTTTATTATACGGCGGAATGGGTGGTTAAAAATACCAGATTAGTTGGGATTTTAGCTACTGCCGCGATTGGGGCAAAACTGCTGCCAATGTTAAAAGCAACCAATGTTACCTTAAAGCAGATCGTCATCAATGGAGCGAGAGCAGCAGCACCGTTTCTAGCGATGAGCGCAGCATTGGCTGGCATAGGCTTAATTTTAGAGGATATTTATGTCTGGTCGCAAGGTGGTGTATCACTAACAGGCAGTCTTGTTGGGCGTTTTGATGAATGGGCTGCAAAATTCGCCGTTATTGGTGATATAGCTCGCTTGCTTTGGTTAAATATCAAAGAAATTGTCGCTGAATTTGGCACGATTATCGATTTTGATTTTAGCCTTGATGACTGGAAAGCGTTTGCAACAGTAACATTGCAGTACATTATTGACGGCTTAAGCGGTATCGTAAAGTTCTTGCTAAATATTAGCCGAGCTGTGAAGCTATTGATTAAAGGTGATTTTGCTGGCGCTTTTGGTTTTGCTGGTGAGGCAGTGGGTGATTTAAGCCTGAAATTTTTACCGTTTTATTCTATTGCATTGATGGTGTTTGGTGGCATTGCTTCAATTATCTGGTCTTTGTTTACTCCTTTTACTTGGTTATTTAATTTAGTTAAAAGTGGATTCAAAGGCGTGATGTTTATTGTCAATCCATTTATTAAAATGATAAAAGGTATTGCAGCTCCATTTATTTGGCTACAAAAACGATTTAAGTTCTTTTCTCGCTCTGGAATTATGATTTTTAAGGCATTTCAGTGGGTGATGACTAATGGATTTTTTGCATTATTAACTGGGTTTGGTAAGGTTTGTGCTGGAATAGTCAAAGTAGGACAAGCATTCCTATTTATGGGGAAAGGTGCTATTAAATTTGGGCGAATTTTTGGCGGATTGATTGCTACAATGGTGAAAGGTATTTTTATTTTTGCTAGAGCAATGCTAATGGCTGTTATCAGTAACCCAATTTTATTAGCAATTACTGCAATTATTGGCTTAATTGCCCTACTGATTATCTACTGGGATGATGTAAAACGGATTGCGATTGAGGTTTGGGAAAGTATTTCAACAAAAGCCAGTGAGATTTGGACGAATATTACTACTTCAGCAAATGAAATGTGGGAAAGTATTAAAAATAAAGCCAGTGAGATTTGGGAAAGCGTGAAGACGACCACAGTCGATAAATGGACAGAGGTTACCGACACGTTCAAAAATGCGTGGCAACAAACCATTAATACTGTCGTAGGCTGGTTTGATTCGCTTATTCCTAGCTGGATCAAAAAACTGTTTTCTGACGGTGCTAAAGCAGAGATAAATGTCACTGGTGAAGCATTAACAACGCCGACCAGTAGTTATGTGCAACCGACTAGCAATATCCCGACTTATACTAAGTACGGTGGCAATATGCAGTCGAATATCAATCAAACCAATAACTTCAATATTCAGGGAACAACTAACCCGACAGGGGTGGCTAATGCGGTTTCAGGTAAATTAAGCCGCAATATGCCTGTGCAGTTTGGTGTAGGACGTATTGAATACGCAGGATAAAGGAGCAGTCAGTTTTGGCTGTTCCTTTATCCAGTGCGATATTAAATTTTAATAATACGAGTGTCACCCATTGGCATATCAATCGAAATTGAGTTATCAATTATTATGAGCATAGTAAACCTTTTATTTTCGGCATTAGTAGGCAAACGTACCACCATTGGCGTACTAGAACTTGATGCACTTCTTACAGAAAGTACGACGTTAAATAGCCAAATAACAGAATATCCTGTTGAAGATGGCACAGTGATTTCAGACCATATTACCCAAGAAAGCGAGAAATTGAGTTTAACTGGTGTGATTACAGGAGCTGGAACCCTATTTAATATTGGGCTAGGCAAATACAAGCTCATTGCAGCAAAAGAGACGTTGCGAGAGCTACATGCAAAACGTGAATTGGTCACGATTGTGACAGGGCTTGATGTCTATACTGATTTTGCGATTGAAAGCCTTTCCATTGAACGCAATAACGAGGACGGGGATCGACTGAATATTACTGCTGAATTGCGTAAAATTAATAAAGTTACCTTGCGAACAGAAGAGATCCCGCCTGAAAAAGCCTCTCCTGCAGCGAAAGGTAAAGCAGGGCAAACTAAAGCCAATACTGGAAAGGTAGCAATAGGTAAACCATCAGATGCTCAAGCAGAAAAGTCTAGATCTATTCTGTCTCAAAAATCAGGTAAGGGGGTGTAATATTAGGTCTTAATATAACTATCTATTATTTTGTCGATGCAGATCGCAAAAATAAGTTAATAAGGGTAAATCAATAGAAATGTGATTTAGTTCTCTTTTTTGTATTACCATAATACAGTATTATAACCAACATATATTTGATTAATTTAGTAAAATATGGTGATGGCATGGAAGATAAACTATTTAAAGAAAGGGTTGTTCAACATATTCAGCACGTAATAAATGTTGGCAAGCATTGCGATACAGAAGAAACTACTAAGCAAGCATTAATACTTCCATTATTAGATATTTTAGGATTTAGTCCATATGACCCAACAAAAGTAAAAGCAGAATATCAAGCTGATTTTGTTGGAGTAAAAAATGGTGAAAGAGTGGATTATGCGCTGTTTTGTCATGGTGTTCCTGTAATGTTTATTGAAGCTAAATCTTATTCTGAAGATTTAAACAACCATTCACCTCAATTATCGAGATACTTTAATGCAACACCAGAAGTTGCTGTTTCAGCAATAACTAATGGTAGAGAATGGCGTTTTTTTACAGATTTAAAAGAAAAAAATATTATGGATAATACGCCATTTTTAAAAATTAAGTTAGATAGTATAGATTCAGTAAAAATAGACCAATTAATGCAATTTTGTCATGATGCTTTTCAACCAGAGGCATTAAGAACTTTAGCTGAAGAAAGTGTGTATTTATCTGCATTTACAAAAACAATATCTGAAAGCTTAAAAAATGTAGACCTAGATTTTGTGAGGTTTGTAGCTTCTAAGTCTAATATTGGGCGACAATTGAATCAAAAGTTTTTAGAAACAATAGCTCCAATTGTGAAAAATGCGGTAGAGAAAGCTGTTAGTGATATGGTTTTGTCTGGATTATCTATAGCGAGTAATCTACATTTTAGTAAAGAAGAAGAGATAACAGAAGAAAATGAAGAAAATATTATAGATGAAAAAGCAGATATCATAGATCCTAATAATGAAAAAATAGTTACAACTTATACTGAAAGATTGTTATTTGATCTGATCAAGAAGATAGTTGGAGATGAAATTGATATAGTTTCAAAAGATACTGAGAGTTATTTTAGTATTTTATATCAAGGGAAAACGAATAGATGGCTTGTAAGGTATTTTGATAATAAACAAAGACCGTCAATTCAATTGCCAATAGAAATGACGGATAATATTATCAAGGAAGTCTGTAGAGCAGGGTTAGAAATATCAGGAAGCTATATTATTATTGATTATCCTGAAAATGTTTTAAGAATTAGTGGGTTAATAAAAGATTCTTTACTATACTGTCAAAATGATGAAAATTTCTCTAGAAAAAAACAGTAATAGTTAAGAGTATTGAAATCAAGCCTGTTTACAAAGACAGGCTTTTTTATTATTATCATAAATAGGTCTCAAAAGCCTTTATCTAACTAGGTTAATCACCCCGAAAGTGTGGTTTTTTTGTATCTGAAATTCGTGTTTCTCTTTTTCTTTTCTAACCAATTTCAATACAAAAATAAAAATTAATATCAATGATCGACAGTGCGACTAATACAATACCGAAAGGGAATACGTCCGCTAGAGTTAGACTAGTTTTGAGCTGTCGATCACCCTAACTCAAAATTAGGGCTTCTATCAGAAGGAAATCTAACAATGACTACTCAATTATCAACTATTCAATTCAACAATCAATCTTTAGTTACCTTTGAACAAAACGGCACATATTACACAGCAATGAAACCAATCTGTGAAAATATTGGCTTAGCGTGGAATGCACAGTTATTAAGAATTAAAAGAGATGAAGTACTTTCTAAAGGTATGATCGTGATGATCACACCTACAAATGGCGGTGAACAAGAAATGGTCTGCCTCCCAATCCAATATCTTAACGGCTGGTTATTTGGTATTGATACAAACAGAGTAAAACCAGAAATTAGAGAAACTTTGATCAAATATAAAAAAGAATGTTATCAAGCATTATTTGATTATTGGTTTAAAGGTAAAGCGGAGAGAATTCAAACAACAGTAGATGAGCGCACAGGCTTACGAGATGCGGTTAATATGCTAGTGAGTAAAAAAGGCTTAATCTACTCTGATGCTTATAATCTTGTTCATCAATATATGAACGTTAAAAGCATAGAAGATATTGCGAAAGATGATTTACCGAAGGCAGTAGCTTATTGTCATAAATTAGTTTTAGAAGGTGAACTAATTATAGAGCAACCTAAAGCTGAAAATTTTAGTTTAACAGCAAATGATGTTGTAGAGTTAGCTTGGTGCTTATTCTCTGCAAAACAACAAAATGATTTATTACAAATGTTAGTAAAACCTTTAGATGAAATTAAATCTGGCTATTCTTCTGAAGTTTACACTTTTGCGAGCGAATATCGGCATTGTTGGCAATTATCGTTTCCAATTTTGGATAAATTGGTAGCGTTAATAGACAAATCAACTTCAGATACAAATTATGAACGCATTGTGATGCATTTTAAAAAGATTAGAGATGATCTTAATAAACCCGCATTGATGTTTAGGACAAGATAGCTATCTCAAGACAAAGCCCACTTACCAGTTGGCTTTATTATTAAAGCAGTAGATCATTTGTTGAATTAATTAAACTAACACTTACCGTATTTAACCGCTTGTAGGAAACTGCAAGCGGATTTTTTCGTGCCAAAAATAAGGAAACTTATGTTTACCATCCAACTTCCCGATAAAAATGACTTTATCACTGAAGTAAATTTAGATGATGAAGTCTTTTTCTTACATTTTTCTTGGAATGATACGCTGCAATTTTGGTCGTTAGCGATTGAAAATGCGTATAACGATGAATTGGTGTCAAATATCGTTGTATTACCTAACCGTCCTTTGATTTCACCTATTCGCCGTGAGGCGTTTCCGATAGGTGAGTTGATCGTCGTGCGTGAGGATAGTCAACAAGCTATTGGGCGAGAGGATTTTATTTCAGGGAAAGCAACGCTGATTTATATTGAGGTGGACGATGAGCAATCGCTTTTTACGCAGTTATAAGCTAGTGATTGGCAAAAAGGGACAGAAAAACGGTATTGTGATTGAGCCACCGCTACGCATTGAATTTGATATTGAAAAGGATTGTGAAAGCAAGCCGAATGAAAACAGTATCAAAATTTATAATCTTGCCCCAACAACCAGAAAAGCGATTGAACAGCCTGATATGCGTTGTATGTTATACGCAGGCTATGAGCAAGAGGGTAATACTCTCCTTTGTTCTGGCGATATTGCCACCGCTTATTCTTATCACGATCACGCAGAATGGATTACGGAGCTTTATGTGTTAGATGGCTTGGTTGAAATTCGGGATACTGCTGTTTCATTAGGTTATCAAAGTGGCGTAACTTCAACGCAAATTGCTAATGATATTGCCGCTAAAATGGGGGTAACGCTCGTTGGTGCGGATAATCTACGATCTCGCCGTTGGGAAAATGGTTTTAGTTTCTACGGTGCAGCACGTCAGGCACTCGATAAAATTGTAGCAAGTACAGGGCTTGAATGGTCTATCCAAAATGGCGAATTGCAAATTGTTAATCGTAAAGGGGTGACTAAGCGTTCAGGTTATGTACTGGCAAAAGATAGTGGGCTTATCGGCTTTCCTGAACGTACTAGAGAGGCGGCACGCAGTAAAAAACAAGATACGCCAAGTAAAAAACAAGATGAAAAATTTGCTTTTGACAGACAAGCACGTGATGGCTGGAATGTTAAAAGTTTACTGCTAGCAATGGTCAATCCTTGTGACAAAATTAAGCTAGAGAGCCAAACAGTCACAAACTGGTTTCGCGTTGAGAAAATCAAACATTCAGGTGATAGCCATTCGGGGGATTGGTTGTCAGAGTTACATCTAGTTGATCTTAATGCTCCGACTAAAGCAGAGATGAAAGCGCAAAGTAAACATCGCAAAAAACGCCCGAAAAAGGAGCAATAAAAATGAATGATATTTTAACCGCACTTGCGGAGATTAACGTTGCCTTGCCTGCGAAAATTATCGCTTATGATGCTAATCAAGTCCGTGCAACCGTTCAACCGACTATTCCTAAACGGTTAGCCAATGGCGAAGCATTGAATGCCCCGCAGATTGTTAATGTCCCAGTGGTGTTTCCTATGACTGATATTAACGGGGCATTAGCTCAAGTTACCTTGCCCGTTAAAAGTGGTGATGGCTGTTTACTGATTTTTTGTCAGCGCTCGCTTGAAAACTGGCTAAGTGGCAACTATGACGCACCAGACGATCCGAGAATGTTTGATCTGTCAGATGCGTTTTGTATGATGGGCGGAAATAGTCGTTCTCCTAAAGCAGATCCAGTGAATTTATGTATTAAGTACGGAGGGGGAACGATCAAGATTGCACCGAGTGGCAATATTTTGATTAACTCGCCTGATGTTAGTATCAATACCGATAATTTTACCGTAACTGCTCAAGCCAGTACATTTAACGGCGATGTAGCAATTAATGGCGCTTTATCTGCAACAGGTGATGTTACCGCAGGGGGTATTTCATTACAAACTCATAAGCATACAGGCGATAGTGGCGGCAAAACAGGAGTAGCGGAATGATAGATTTAAAACTAGATAGCCGACACGACTTATTTATCAAAGATCGAAAGCTCGTGTTAGTTGAGGGCGTAAACCAAAAAGCACAACAAATCAAGGTTGTGCTTTTAACGTTTTTAGGAGAATGGTTTTTAGATACTACGATTGGAGTGCCATATTTTGATGACATTTTAGTGAAAAATCCTGATAGCTCACGCATTCAAGCAATTTTTCACCAAAAAATAAGGCAGGTTAACGGCGTTCAAGCGGTTGAACAGCTTACATTACATTTTAACCGTCAAGCCAGAGAATTAATCGTGCAATTTTCTGCCCGAACAAACGAGGGCTTGATCCAAGATGAAGTAAAGGTAAAACGATATGGCTAATTATGGATTGATGCGAAGTGGCTTTGTACGAAAACGAATGCCAGAGCAACTACAAGAACTTTATGAGCAAGCGAAAAAAGCCTTTGGTAATGAAATTGATTTAACGCCTGAAACGGTGTTAGGTATGTTATTAAACCTTGAGGCGGAACGATTTAGCACACTATGGGAGCTGGTTGAGGGCGTTTATGGGGCAATGTACCCAATGAGTGCGACAGGTACAAACTTAGATCGTGCTGTTTCATTTACGGGCGTTAAACGCTTACCACCTGAACAATCAAAAGTACCTGTTATTTTTTATGGTCTTGTAGATACGCTAATTCCAGCTTATACCGCAGTGCGAAATGTAGCGACACAAGTACTTTATTATACGGAAAGCGAGGCGAGAATAGATCCTAATGAAGCAGTGTATGCACGCATTGAGTTAAATAGCAAAACTATCAATGTAGGTGATCACTTTTCAGCGGTTGTAAATGGAACACCTTATTATTTTCAAGCGACACGATCATCAGTTGCGAGCGTGATTCAAGGCTTAGCTAACCAACTTAAAGCCATCAGCTATGCCGAGGTGCAAAATGATAATGTGATTATTGAGATTATCGCTCAATCTGTACCACACTTTTCTATCTCGGTCAGTTCTAATCTAATTTTATCTCGACTAGGAATGCGTTGTGAATTATCGACAGAACAGCCGAGTAATGATAAAGCAGAAATAGGACAAATGACAGAGCTTATCACGATGTTAGACGGCGTGATTGAGGTTAATAATGTTGCGGAAGGTGCAGCTGGACGATTAGAAGAGAGTGATGCGGAATTATATCAACGATACCATCTTGGCGTATGGCAAAACGGGGCTGGTACAATCGAATCATTGTATTCCAATTTAAGCCGTGTAACAGGCGTGCAGTCGTTGCGAGTATATGAAAATGATACCGATGAAATGGTCAACGGTATTCCCCAAAGGCATATTTATGTTGTGATCAAAGGCGGATTAGATCTGGATATTGCTGCTGCATTACTGAAATATAAACCCATTGGGATTGGCACACATGGACGTACTGCAATCAGCGTAAAAGATAGCCAAGATCAACCGCACTTAGTGAAATTCAGCCGCCCTATTAAACGTTATATTTGGCTAAAAATTGTCATAGAAACGTTTACCGATGATGGCGAAATGGCAAAAGCGGGCTATATCGTCAGCGTGCTAAATAACCTACTCAGCTATGGCAAAACGTTGGGCGTAGGATCAGATGTAATTCATCAACGAATTATTGCGGCTTGTATTGCCGTATCAGGCGTAGGTAAGGTGACAGTACAAATGGGAAAAACCGACCAAATTACCGATCCAGAGCCAAGTTATCAAGAACAGAATATTGTCATTGCACACGATGAAGAAGCGATATTTGATCCCTCAATTATTGTGATTAGTTAAGGAGGTAAAATGCCAGATATATTAACTGAGCTTGATCAAGATTTTATTGATACCACATTATCTCACCAACTTTCTCAGTTTCGTTATTCACCCAATCTCACTGCTTTAATCACTTTATTGTTATCTCCTTATGCCACATTGCAACACACATTAAAACAGATGTTACTGGAACGGCATATTGATACAGCGATAGGCAAGCAATTAGACGGCGTTGGCGACATTGTTGGCATGCCACGCCCATTCACAAAAATGAATGGAGAATGGTATTTTGGTTTTACAGGGCAATCGAAAGCCAAGCCCTTTAGTCAAGCCCCCATTCGTGATTTAGCATTACAAACAACGAGTAAACAAGTGAGTTATATGCCCGATGATACTTATCGGCGACTGATAAAGTGGAAAGTTGTTGCAAATAATTCTCACGGCACAGTAGAAGATGTGATTGAAGCATGCAAAGCTCTTTTTCTTGCAGAACAGGTGCATATACAAGAAAAAAACGATGCGGAGATAAAAATCTCTATTACCCGTGCAATCAAAAACAAATTTGATGCAATAGAAGACTCACCAAACCAATGGATACCTGCCGCCGCAGGTGTAAAGATTTTCGTTGAATTTATTGATCAATAAGGATAACCAATGAACCTCAAATTACTTGATCTATTTAAACGTATTACCTGGGCAAAAAATGGAGACTTAACCGACTTTTCCCAAACTAATTATGAAGCAGGTTGGGCGCATTTAGGTGATGATACGCCAACAGTACAAGACTTTAACTTCGTTCAACAAATGAACGATAAAAAAGATCAGTGGCTGTTTAACCAACTTAAAGCGGTCCTAGATCAAGCTCAGATTGAACCCACTGAAGAGAATATTAATACGTTACGTGATGCGATTTTAAAACTGGCAAAAGGGTACAGTACTCCAAATGAGATTAATGCAGAAAGTGTAAACTTTATTGATGAAACTGGACATACACACGAAATCAGCAAAGCTAACACAACGCAAGCCGGTATCGTCCAACTCACTAGCGACCTAGACAGCGACAGCGAAACTTTAGGGTTGAACGCCAGTGCGGGGAAAAATCTAAAAGCATTAATTAATGCCATTACTAGCAACTTAAGTAATTACATTCAAAACAGTAAAAAATCAAATGCTATTGATAGTTCAAGCAGTGACACAGTTGCTACAAGTTATGCTGTAAATAAATTAAATGATTTAAAAGTTAGCAAGTCTGGTGACATAATGACAGGTGATTTGATATTACAAAATGTGTTGTTAAGAGAAAACCAAAACAAATCACTCAATAATGTTATTGATGCAGTTTCAGCATTATTTACTGGAGACAGAACACGTTTTCAGAGTTTAGTAAATGCGTGGGGGACATCAGGTACTACGCCATTAGGCGTAAGTTATGATTTCAGTAATCCAAATGGCTGGTGGATTAAGTTTGGCCCTTTATACGGAAACTTAATTATCCAAG